AGAAGATCTGGGAACAAGATCCACCAATTCGAGAGGACGAGGAAGAAGACCCTTTTTATTTAATTTTGTATTTATTTTCCATATTTTTTCATTATGTTTAAGTATTTTCATTTGGCGGGAGACCGGAGACTCATCAATGAGACTTTGCGGAGCGAGACGGAACAAAGCCTCGACGCACAGTTTGCCGTAAAGCGAATCGAAGGACGCGATTTCGTCTTTAGTGGCGTGTTCATGGTAGGATGGTCGCTCAGGAAGACGCGACATCACCCACTCGTGGACTTTCCAAGTCGGTGCAGGGACCATCTTCATCGGGTGTCGCTTACTCCAATTGAGTAAGATTTGACGACCCCAACGAAGATCAAGGTCCGTTGGCCCCATATCAACGACTGGCACCTCGCCAGGATCGCTCCTGACAAGGATGGGAAGACCCACGCCTCCAATCCATTGAGGCATGAACCACGGCAATCTCGAAGGAAGCCTTTCTTTATTTTTTTCAATAAAAAGCTTAAGACAACGAACACGTAGGTGGTGAGGACACTCGTCAACCATAGAGGTAGCTCTGCCTCCAATGGAGACCGTGTCGTGCTGTTCTTGCACGACATCAGTGACACCAATCTTTCCTTCACTACGTTTCAAACCCATTATCAGTCCCATATTCACAAAAGGGACACGTCGGAATGGACACGATCTCTCGACGGCCTGGCCATATGACGTATAGTCAAAGGCGACAGTGGGGTTGTCAGGCGTATACAAATAAAAACGAGAATTTATATTTAAAAAATCAGTGGAGGTGTAGACCTTTCCGACGGACTCTCGAAGACCGGCAAAGCTAGTGCACTTGGCCCAGAAGTCACGTCCTCGTTGGGTTGTACGAAAGACACAGTCATCACCATTAATGGCGAGGGCACAGTCACGCAGCAACCTACGGACGTCAGAGCCGACTTCAATGGCCCAGCGGCACAAGGCCGCATTAGCGATGCAAAGAATCGGGAAGGAGGTTATAGAACCCATTAATTGACCCCAAGTCTGAGGAACAAAAGCACCACCCACTTCAAAAAGGTGACCGGTCAACGAGCGCTTGAAAAGCCTAGCCAAAGTATCTGTATAAACAGACTTAGCCCCAAGTTCGAGGCTACTGGACAGACCAAGCTGAACACACAACTCGTCAA